GCCAAGTCCTGCCTGAACAAGGCCATTCTCGATCAGGGATGGTTTGAGTTTCGCCGCCAGCTTGATTACAAGCTGGCATGGCGGGGCGGCAGGCTGGTGCTGGTACCGCCGCAGAACACGAGCCGGACGTGTCCGGCCTGTGGACATGTGGCGAAGGAAAACCGGCAGACCCAGGCAATTTTTGCCTGCGTCCAGTGCGGTTTCCGGGAAAACGCCGATGTGGTGGCCGCAATCAATGTTTTAAGGGCGGGACACGCCCGGATGGCCTGTGGATCGAACTGCGACGGCAGTCGGAAGCAGGAACCCACCGAAGCGACTATGCAATGGCCCGCCCTTGCGTAGCGCCGTAGGAATCCTCGTCCTTTAGGGCGGGGAGGATGTCAATTCCTCCCCATATAACGTTCCTTCAGTTCCATCGCCTTGGGGCGGAAAGCCTTTGGATATCTACGGCCCCTAGCCCTGCTCCTGACAGATCGGCTGATGTCTATTTTGTATTCAGGGTGCCTGTCCTTCATCATTTTCTGGTTCCATTCCAAGATATCTGCTTTGATGCGCTTCATCTCCTCTTTGTCACCAGCTCGATATGCCTCAACGTAGCGCATCACCATGACGTTGCGAACCCTGTCACGATAGACCATGAAATCGGTTAGGGTCTTGTGAATATCCCATGCCTTGGTCGCAGACGTTGGTTGGAAGCCGAGAGCCTTTATCACGGCCTCGTACCCGCTAAGTTTGCTAGGTCCGGCCTCGCCAGGAAGGTTTATGGCTGTTCCGGCTCTTGAAACCATGCCCTCGCTTGCCATCCGGTATGCCCTGAAAACGTTTGCGACGAGTGCAGGCATGAGCGCCTCTGCGCTCCGACCAATCTTTCCATGCCATCCGTACTCGATGGCGTCGACAATATCTTGAAACACGGCCCACGGGACGCCCACAATCTCCATCGCAGATCCAGCTATTTGACGCGCAAACGGCTCGTCAAGGCGTAACCGGTTGACGATGGGGAGTTCCATGCCCAAAGAGCCGCCGATGTTCATCCCAGCCAAGGATGGTACACCGTAAAGAACGATATCCCTAAGCCAATTAGCACCCTTGGGTATGAGGGAAAGGACGTATTCTTCCGTCCAATCCTCTCCTGTTAGCTGACGCATCATGGAGAGGATTGTCTTATACAATGGTAGCGACGCCAAGCCACCGAGCACCCACGTCGCGGCCATGGATTTCATAATCGCACGTTGCCCTGGACCGCCTTGGTCCCACATCCACCGCCACAAGTTAATCAGGTTGTGCGAGAAGCTCCTAAAGGTATATGCCGATGCGACGAGAGAGCCGCCCTCGCCACGAAGGACCTCTGGCCGATTCGCCATGCCATAAACGAAGTGTGCATCATCTACTACTGTTGAGGCATACTTCTTCGCTGTCCGATGATCTGCTTTCTCACCTGCGTTCAACCCAAGCTCAGCAAGAACCTTCCCTCTTGTAATGAGACCGCGCCTTGCAACTCGGTATGCCGCCAGGGCGAGCGTCACTCGATTGAATCGCTCTGCCATTTCCATGGGGAGTCCGAGCACCCTTAACAGCCGATTCGCTGTTTTGCGGTACGGGCCGCCGACTATTCCCCTGACCTCCTCGATAAAGGCCGCGTGCGTCGTCCCCTCATCGAACAGTTCCTTGATAAGACGACGTTCGTCGCTGGGAAGTCTCTTGCCACCATCGGTTGCATGTGCCACAAGATCACGCACAGCTTTCATGTAGTGAATACTTGCGGCCTTCGTATCCATCCCGAGGCGGGGGATGCCGGATATGAGGTTCTGAGTCATATTGACAGCCGCCGTTTTGATGTTGCCGCCAAGGTACTTTATGAATGCAACCGAACGGATGGCGTGGCTTACTTGGTCTGCGTACGTCTGATTGCGAAGAACTTGGTAGACATAGTTCCTCATCGCCTTGTAAAGTTCCGGCTGCTTAGCGGCTTCAACATCCCTGAGCGCCTTACTGAAATCCCTGGACGCCTCCATCTTAGTGATCCAGCCATACAGACCGGCCTTGTAATCAAGCAAAACACGCTTGATGTCGTTTGTTTCATGCCCTGGGATCCCCTTACGATGGATCATGTGAGAGCCCCAGCCGCGAGACTTGAGGGTATCCGCTACCGCCTGTGGAAGCACCCTCTTGAACAGCTCGGCGGCTTCCTGGTCGCCAACGCGCTTAGAGGCTGCAACCAATACCTGCTCGATTGCTTCGACTGGAATGGGAATCGAAAACACATCCTCCGGAAGCGGCTCGACACGGCCGACCTCTGGCTTGTTTAAGGTCAGCCGTTCCTTCGGACCAAGATCTAAGTCTGAAACCGCTCGATTGGCGATCTTCTTGGAAATCCGCTTTGCAACCTTGTCGCCAATGGCATAAAAGTGCTCTCTGTAAACCACTTCCTTCTTGATCTTGCCTGTCTTCTCGTCCTTTACGTTCCTGGTTATCTGGACGTAATAATTGCCGTATCTCTTGTGTGGGAAGTAGTTTTCGATCTGCCCCATCTGTTGTCTGAAGTTAGCGACAACGCCTCGGTCCACGTCGTCCATAGAACGCATGGACTCATAGACGGTGAGAAGATCTCGGTCCAAAGAAAAGCGGATCTGAACATAGGCATCCACGACGCGCTTGGTTAAACCGCCATAATCCATGGACTTTTTCGTCAACCACTCCGCCAGTTGCCTATAATGCTCCTCATTCTGGAAGCCCTTGCCAGTCTTTTTGTCAAAGACAAACTTCTGTGCAGAGATGTCCTTGATCTTCCTGCCGTCAAGCGCCCAGATGAGATCCCGGAGCGCGTTCAACTCCTCTCCCTTCAGATCCCAAAAGAGGCTCGTCTGCTCAAGAGACATGGAAAGCATCCTGCGGCGCATCTTGTCGCGCTCTCGTTGCCGCTCGTAGATCTCTGCAAACTTTGGCCATCTCTTGGCTATCCAATGCGGGGGACGGAACCTCCGCTCTCGCGGCTTCATCCGCTTCCCAAATCTGTAGCGGACATCCCCGGAATCGTCCTCGATGGGCTCGGTTAGGTCGATGATCTCCTCGATGTCTCGCTGTATCTGCTCTTCCTTTGCCTCAAGCAGAAGGATGTCCTGGTCTACTGCACTTGTAAATTCACCAGATTCCCTATCGAACCCATATCGCTCCATCGGACTGAAGAGGGCGAGATTGTTCCTGGCATCCTTGACGAGGGTCCCCATGCTAATCCCAAACCGGACATCGCCCGGTTTCGTAGGCCAGCTACCAAAATGACGCTCGAATGCGAACTCAAGCGGCACGAGTTCGTTCAGCGACTCGGACGAAACCAAACCAGAAACAAAAACGCCCCTGCCAAGCAGTCTTGCCAGGTTCTTCGCGTCTTCAGATGTTTCGTCTATCGCGGTATCAATGACGATAGCTTGGACGCCAGGGCCAGTCCTTCTCGCCATGGCGTCAAGCCAGTTATAGATGGTCCTGCCGCTCGTTTCCCGGATGGCCTCGGGATCGTAGATCGGGGCACTATCCCTGTCGATCTCGTAGATGCCAGTCACTACCATGCCAGAGTCAAGGATGATGATAAGAGGGTTGTCCATCACCCGGACAGACCCTAGGATTGCAGCGAAATCCACCAAGTCTTCTGTGGTTCTAACCGCCGTCCCGATGAACTTGTGTTCGCCTTCCCTTATGCTGTCTAAAGGGTTTGGCTTTTTGTATCCATCGGGAAACTTCCTCTCATCCGTCCTGCCATGTCTGTTGATAAAGACGAACCTGTCACCATCTATAACGATTTGCCCCTTGAACGCAGGCAAATGAGTGGCTAACTGCTTCGTTGCCTCGATGTCATTGCGTGACGGCTTCGGATCGCCGGACGGGTGGTTGTGGACCAAGTAAATCTCATCGGCACCAAGACGCTCAGCCACCTCCGCAATCCGGCCGATAGAATACTCCTGCATTTCGGATGCGGATGTCCCATGCCTGTTCCCAAGGAATGCGGGATTGACGATCTCTGGGAGTGATGCCGTGGCCGCCTCGTGATGGACGACCTTTCCATCTTTGATGTAGACGAGGTGGGCAACCTCCATCTCCGGGTTGCGATAGACCGTCATAAGCCTAGCAAGTTCAGATGAGTCACCAACCTTCGCGCCATGGAGCGGTACCCACTCGCCTTCGGCAAGGTATGCCTCAAGCCGCTCGACCTCAACAACACCTTTTGGCGTTGGTGTTTCGCGGAGGCTCTCGAACTTTACCGGCCCGCCGGGTACAGACGGTGGCGTAGGAACAATAGATGGTTGACTTTGCCCCTCGTCGGTGACTTGCTGATCGTTCTTCCCAAACGATTCATAGACTATCTCTTTCGCCCGGTCCTTGTCGACTTCAGGCTTCAGCGTGATGCCTGCCTCGTCAAGGAGATATTGGACAACGGCTTCGGCGTTCTTGAATTCCTCCAGGCGCAAATACATGTTATTGCCGGATCGGAAAAACCCTTCCTTCTTCCCAGCGAGTTTAGCTATCTGCGGATCAAGAAAGATATGCCCGGCCTTAGACCTGGCCGCCGCCGTCTTGATGAGCATGTCCCCGTAGTGGTTCTGGATGGAGATGATCTTGTCGAGGCTGGACACCATGCGGTGCCGCTTCTCCTTGAGAAACCTCACAACTTGGTCCCCATTTGCGAAATGCACGGGGGCGTCTTTTACCACCTTGTCGAAGTCGGCCTTCTTCGGGAGGAGAACTCCGGCGTGCGTGCCACCGTCTTCTCGGGTGAACATCACAATGTTCATCTTCTCGTTCTTCCCCATGAACGCGGCGAGAAGATTTCCAGTGAGCATTACTCGTTTTTCTCTTCTGACTTCCTGCTTGGAGTCGAAGTCGCGCCAAATCTCCTCCTCGTTCATCGCCCGCTGGACGACAAACCCTCCGCTAGGGGCATCATACTTGCTGAGCGGGATTTTTATCTTGCGGACCTCATCCGTTGTGGCTACGACCACCTGCCACGCACTTTTGAGGCTCGGATTTGCTACGGCATTGTTCCTTGTGAATCCAAGAATCACGCCTTGGCCGTAGTAGCCGGTGCTCCTGTTAGAAAGTTCGACAGGAGATCCGATAAACGCCTCCGTCTCAAGCATCCTTCTAACATCCGCGGCCTGTTCCCGCACGCGGTTGATCGCGCGCTCCTTCGCCTCTGGTTTGAGACGCTCGTTGTCCTCGATTGCTGTGATATAGTCGTCGACCTCCGTGTCGAATTGCTCAATGACGCGCTTGTGATAGGCGATCCTTGCCTTGTTATATTCATCTTCCATCCCGAACTCTGCCCTGGATATGTCGCCACGCTTGTAGGCATCGAGACGGATATCCGGCTTTAGACCGAGTTCCTTAGCTATCGCAACTCGGACGGAGGACGCCGGCATCGGCTTGGATAGGACGTTCACCTCAACGAGTTCCACATAAGCCGGTGCAGTAAAGGCGCTGTTCTCTGCGACATCTTGCGGGATGTTTGGCCTGAAAAATTCGACCTTCCGGAGGGTCTTTGCCCTCAAGTCGAGCCGACTGGCCTCAAGCGGATTCTCGCCGTTGGCTATCGCCTCTTCGAGGTACTGGTTGAAGAGATCCAAGACCGTGGAGTAAAACTTTGCCTGTATATGTGTAGGGAGAATCGCAACTCGTCCCGTCGCCTTTCTTGTTATTTCAGGGTTTGGTAGATAGCTCGTTTGGTCTTCGTTAAGTCTCAGACCTGAGCCTTGTTCTTGGTCTGACTCACGGAGCCCTAGGTAGGCGTATACTCCAGTCTCCCGCTCATTGAAAAGTGCCTGTGCAACCGCGCGGTCGCCAAAGATGTTGAAAATATCCGGCAGATCAATTTCCTCTGCGGTCTTTCTCGCAGCCGTTGTCGTCGCATTAAGCCCGGACAACTTTTTCATTAACAGACTTGCCGGTCGCTTCTCCGCAGGAACGTTTGAGAAAAGGAAAGTGTATTCCGGCTTGACAACCTGCCCAGTGCGGTTGATGCGCCCAAGCATCTGCTTGAACGTGTTTATCTCTGGCGCCGCCTGGGCGATTATCATGTGCCGTTTTTTCTGGTCCTTGAAATTCTTGCTCGAATGGAGACTCACGCCAGTTGATGCACTGCTATTTGCGATCACAGCGTCGATTTCCCCAGAGTTGAAGGCGTTGATGATCTTGCGTTTGCCTTTGTCTGAGCTTTCCTTCGGGGAACGACGGTCAAGGACTGGGATGCCGTCCTTGGTGTTGTAGTTCAGGAAATACGATCTTCCAGTGAGTTCCCCAACCCTGATGCCCTCATCGCGTAGCCGGTTTATAATGTAGTCAATCGGGCTCAACGGATACGAGCTTAGTTCAAGTGATTCGATAAACTTACTTGCGTTGTTCCAATAGTCTAGGGCCGCAATGCCTTCGTCACCAAGCTCGATAAACATTTCGTCCTGGATATAGAACTTCGACGCATTCCCATTGGCGTCCTTGACGGTAAGCGTGCGGGCCTTAACCAAGTACCTATGGATGAGGAACTTCATGTCAACATCGACCTTGTCTCCGATGCTTAGATCCTCACTCTCCACAAAGTCCTTGATGGCTGCTTCCATGGTATTGTGGAGGGCGATTACCGGCTTTTCACCGGCCTTGAATACCTCCACGGCTTTTTCGACAACCGCATCGGCCTTCGATGCAAGAAGAAGGTTGCCGATGAGATTGTGCATAATCGAGGTGAAATTTGTGCTATCTACTCCGGCTTGGCCTTTCTCGCCGGTTTCAGTAACGGTAATCCCTGCTTCAGCAAGGACCATCCCTTCTAGCTGTCGAATGACCTTTCGTAAGCGGGATTCAAAGTCCAGGATTTTCCGCATTCCCTCGGCTGCCGAATCGTACTCTTCCAATGGAATTGGAATTTCCTGCGACCCGAATTTGATGCCCTCAAATGTATACTCGCGCCTGATATACTGCCCAGATTCGGCAAGCATGTTGCCAACGATCTGCTGTAGTGGGACGCCACCATTTGCCAATGCCTCGGCCAGCTCTTCCGGTCTTGCCACAACGTAGCGCATGTCGGTCCTGTGATAGAGCGTCATGGCATGAGGGTTCTTTGCGAAGGTGGCGCTCGCATACATTACGCCATGGACGTTAAGGAGAACATCCCGGAGAAAATCGGCCATGGTCAGTGGGACTTCTGTGTTCCCGGAGCCACGTTTCTTTCTTTGCATTATCGTTGCGGCCTGGCCGCTGGCCTTATGCGATTCGTCCATAAGGAAAACCGAATCAGCCGCGATCTTCCTTATGAGTTCCCTTCGCTTGGTGTCCTGTCCTTTGACGGTCTGGAGTTGCGAATAGGTGGTGAAGATGGCGTCATACTTACCGAGCGAGCCTTCCTTGATAATGGATTCGAGTCCGGACTGGACGTCGCGCTTGGTCCTTTTGAAGATCACTTCACCGGACTCGTCTACCGCTTCGTATTCGAGCGTCGTATATGGATTAAGCTCTTCGCCTATATCCCTCAGATCCCGCATCATGTCAGAAAAGAGCTTCGGGGATTCCGTTATGAATACGGGGATCTTACCGATCCGCTTTGCGTAGCGGATCATGGAGGCAACGACGCGGCCCTTGCCGACACCCGTCTGGTCCCCAAGGATGAACCCGCTGCCCTGCTCCATGTTGTGGATGGCAAGGGCAACCGCGTCAATCTGCTCGGCAGATAGCACCTTGTGAAGGTCCTTGATGGAATCATATCCGAGCTTTTCACGAACGAACTCGTCAATCGGATGCTCTGCCGATGGATTATCAACCCTGAAGAGTCTGGCGACCTTGGAAAGAGCCCTCCGAACGGAGTCGGCCATATTGATGGGGATGTTCGTGCCTAGCGATTCGCTGGTGCTTTCTGGTCTGTATCGCTTTTGGTGCGGTCCCTGCTGCTCTTCGGCGGGTCGAACAGTGGGCCTGGGTGTGCTTTCTCGTTCGCTGTCAGTTCCAGTCCGGCCAGAAACGCGATCAGCGGATTCGGTTCGTCGTACCCCTGCCCGTTCATCGCCCACTCCAGTTCCTCCGGGTCGGCCTTCTTGGTCTTCATCGGCCATCCCCCCGCCCACATTAGGTTCGACTGGTAGTGGATGTTGTATATCAGGTCTTCCGACAGATCCTCCCTCAGGGTTCTCAGTATCGACTCCCACGCCTCCCCCGGCTCCAACTCCCACGGATGTAGCTGTTCCTTCTTCGTCGGGAAGGCTGCTACCCGCCTCTCCAGTGCTTCCTCCAGCAGGTCCGCTAGATCGAGGGCGTCGTCTACCGTCGGCTTCTCCTCCGGCTTGAGGTCGAGCGCCTGCCTCGCCAGTAGATCCACTCTCTCCACCAGAGCGTCCAGATATTCCTCCTCGTCCACCTCCAGCTTGTCCTCCGGGAAGAACACTTTCTGGGGATAGAACACGTCCAACTTCCTGGTTAATGGTTTCCTTGCCATTCAACACCTCCTCAGGGAACTGCGACCATTCCGTGATGACGGGTGGGGCCTTGACGCTCGGAAGCGGCAAGTTCGATTCGCCGCGTCCCTCCACCACGATCACATCAACAGGCCAAGACGTCCCCTGTTTTGAATATAACTTGCCCGAGACGACAAAGTGATCCACTACGTTAAAATTTTTCTGGAGGTTGTAAAAAAACTTCCTCTTGGCTGCACTGGCGTATGCTTTCTTGCGCTGCTCCTCAGACTTCTTCATCTCGCCAGGGGCGCCTAGGATAATCACCGCCGTGCCTCTGGGGTCCATGGAGGACAGGGCCTTCATCGCTATGGCGTGATCCAGTTCTGAGGTCCGATATGTTTCCCCGTCAGGAAGAGTTACCTCAAAGGCCCTTATACTACCCTTATCGCGGACCTTGCCAAATGGTGGGTTGGCTACAAGGACAGTGTGACCACCAACGTTTATATCAAGAAAATCGCCCTGCTCTGCGTCCGGGACTAGTTCGTGCAGGACGGACAACCTGTCCTTATCCAGTTCGATTGCTGTGATGTCCGTGTTCGGGTGGAAACCAAACAGGAGCATCCCCGTCCCGGCTGTCGGCTCCAGCACCTTCAGCGATCCAGACGGTTTCCTCGCTTGCGCGATGGCCTGTACGATATAGGCGAGCGGTATGGGCGTGGAATACGCCTGATTCCGCATACTCTTGGATGTCCTGGACGATAGTGTGGGCTGGAACTGCTCATACATCCTAACGAAGACACCAAGGCGATCCGTCTCACCCATCGACTTGAACGCTGGGTGGCGAACGATCTCCCTGGCTGCCAAAATTATGGCGGCCTCTGTCAAATCCTCGACCTGCTTGATCGCCTTGGAGCCTGGCTTGATACCACGCCACCCCATTTTCTGGGATACAAACTTTCGTATGTCGCTGATCTTAGGCGGAGTGTGATCCCTGCCGGATATAATCTCATCCGACTGGAAAAACTCATCCATTATGCCGGCGATAATAGATCGTTGGCGATCAAGCGGGATCTCTTCGCCAACGGGCGCCTTTGCTTCTCCAGCTTTCGGCTTCTCGATGGGCTCCTGCTTTTCTCCCTTCGGCTTAGCCTCCTCTGGCATCGACTCCTGAGCTTCGCTTTCCGGCTCAGAAGCCTCAGGCCCACTTGGCTCCGTCGCTGCTTTACCTGCTTCTTCCCCTGCCTCCTCCTCCTTATCTGCCATCTTTATGGCCTCCTCCATAATGAGGTCCATCGCCTCCTCGTAGAACTGATACCATGGGGCATCCTTGTATTTTTCTAGGTCGATGTGGCCGTCGTAGGAGATGTCCTTTGCTGTCAGCTCGTTGGAAATGCTGCGCGCGTATGCTTCGTCGACCCCGAACCGGTCCATGATGTAGCGGTCAAGGGCCGATTTCCCAGAGTTACGAATTATCTTCATGCGCCTGGCGATGAGCTTCCTCTTCGTCTCAGGAGACACCTCGTCCAACATCCGACTGATTCTGCGGTCGGCTTCCATCGCGGCTGCACGCCACTTCGCCGCCGCATCAACCATATCGTCAAACGGAGTTGTCGACTCCTGCGATTGCTCGGCTTCCGGCTGCGAAGATGTTGGTTCAGTCTGCGGCGACTCAGACTGTCCTTCAGCCGGCCGCTCAGGAGGAGCTTCCTTTTCCGGCCTTGGATGTGCGTCCTCTGCACTCGGCTTGGCTGGCTTGGACGACTTCTTTGCTTTCTCGGGCCTCTGCTCCGTCCTGGTAGCGGCCTCTGGGATCTCTATCTTCTCTGGACCGATGGCTGGCCGTTGCACATTCTCTGGGATAGACGCCCACTGCTTAAATCCTTCTACGTCAAATTCTCGGATAGGGCCGAGCCCCTTCCAGGAGCGCGGATAGTTGCGCCTATAGGCGGCCAATGCCTCGGGCTCGGAGGAGTAACCGAGCATTACCTTATGCTCATCGAATAGCCCCGTCTTTGGATCATACTGGTCAACAACGAAAACCCGCGTGCTCTCTGGGTTGTCCCCAACGAAAACGTCAAGACGCCCCTTGTCATTTCCCTTGACGCCTCGAATATATCCGTAATGGTCACGGAGCCTGCGCTTCCATTTTTTCCCGTCTTGAGAGACACCGGAGCGGACTGACCCCTTCGGGTTCTCAATGGAGATGTCAAAACCGTGAATCCGAACGTGCCCCTTCTTGTAGTTCCCGGCTTCTATCTGCGGCTTTGTCGGCTCAGGAAGATCGTTCTCGGGCGAAGTCGCGGCACTGTGCGCCTCTTTGTCTATCTCTTCTTTGCTCGGCCCTTCTTGGACGATTTGCGGCGCTCCTTCGGTCCCACCTGGTTGTTCGGGTGGCGTGCGTTCCAGGTCCTCGCCGCTTTCTCTTTCGCCTGCTTCGGGCTCAACCCCTCCCGGATAAAGCGGTCCCTCATCTCCTCGTATCCCTTCGGCATAGCTAACCTCCGCTCCTTCCTCTGGCTTAACTGCACCACCAGCAATCTGCGGCCCAAGAATACCTGTCGGCCTGGCCTGCGAAGGATATTGCTCGGGCCTGTATGCCGGCCCAGCCGCAAGCGGGTCGTCAAAGCCGGTCAGATCGTATCCCTCAGGATCGTAGACAATATCAGGACGCGCTATGCCAGGGATCTCGCCTCCGACCCCACTGCTGTCTGGCGGGGCTCCTTCCATCCCGGCAAGCGGGTCTTCAAACCCTGAGATGTCGTACTCGTCCGGCTCATAGATGATGTCGGATCTAGCGGCCTCGCTTGCGATCTGGTCGACAAGGCCAATCACCGGATCTTTGTCTTCGACGTCCTCCTCAGCTTCCCTGGCTAGATCCTTTATGTCCTTTGGTTTGCGCGGGTCGATCGTCTTGTCGGTTCCTGCGACTTGCCCAGCCTGCGCGGCATTTTCGACAAGGACCGAAGCGCCACCGAAAAATGCGCCAACCAGGGCGCCGATAAACGCTTCTTCGGGCACTCCCTCGAAAAGGTTCTGGTGCTTGTTGTAAATTCGTTTCGCCGCGTTCTCTACGACACCCTGTAGCCCCTCTGTGAACCCCTCGGACAAGAGTTGCTTGCCGGATTCGGCGCCCAACTTCTTCGCCTTTTTAAGAACTTCTGCGATGAAGGCTCGTGCATCCTTGTTGCTGGCGAGTTCGCCCGCGAGTTCCTTCGCTACGGCTTTCTTGCCGACCGCCTTCTTCACGAGCCTGGCGATGGGACCGATTTCCGGAACAGCGTCCAGTGAACCGACAAGAGCTTCTGTCGCCATGGCCGTTTCAAGTGCGTCATCGGGTGGCGCGCCTTGCTTGATTAGTTCTTCATACATGTCGCCAAGCCCGATAGCCATGTTTGCGAAGATTGCACCAGCGCCTATAGCGGCGTTCTGTATCCCCTTCGCGAGCCTTGGCCCGATGCCACTATACTGCGTCATGGCTGTGGATTTGGCGAAAACATAAGAGGATGCGAGCAACGCGGCGGTCGACGTGATGCCGGAAGCAAACCCTCGCCGTATCGTTCTCCAGGCCGTTTTCGGGTCCTTGAGGTTTTCGATGAAATCCTTGTGCATCCGTGGGTCGACAACGGAGAGCGGATAGTCTCTCTTTGCCTGTTCTCCTGCTGCGACCATCTTCTCGCCAATGGATTCAAACGTCTTTCCGATGGTCTTCCGGAGTTCAGGGCTTAGAAATTCCGTAGCGCGGTGCTTCCCGGTGAGAAGACCTTTCTTGAATCTCTCGCTTTCTTTGAGCGCCCACGCCGCTGATTTGTCAGTTTCCTGGCCACTCGCCACAGTGGTGGGTAGCCCCATTTCAACTTCGGGAAGATCATATTCATACGGCTTCGGGACCGGGCGCCTGACGAACTGGACTGGCTCTTCTTCCTGCAACTTTTGACCTAGCAGGCCCATGGTCTTACCAGTAGACTCCACCATCCCTGCCAAGGCGCCATAGCCACCGGCAAAATAGTCCCGCGCTTGGTCCCTTAATCCACCAAGGATGCCACCTTCGACCTCATCGCGCTCACTGGCTAGTTGTCGTTGCGCTGCTCGCCTAAAATCGAAACCTTGCTGTACGGGTTGCGCCTCCGTCGACTGCTGCTGTGGCGCGGAGGGAGACGGGACTGGCCGACGAACATAGGATGGGCCTGTGGCGCCCCCTCGGCTGGCAGAGGCATCGCCTGATACGTCCGGTTTCGGGACAAATCCGTGTCGCTTCAGACCGAGACTTTCCTTGACGAAGTTGTCTACTACGCGACGCTGGTCTTCTCCAGGAAGTAGGTAGAAATCTTCGTCGGCTACGTTGGTATGGAAAAAGTTCTCAAGAATCCTTTCCTTGTGTGGTAGCGGAAGGGCCTTAAACTCAGGATCGGCTTCCCATTGCCGGATTATCTCGCTCATCCATCCATCTCCGTCGGCTTAGTAGTAAAAGTCTCTCCAGCTCGGAACTTTTCCCCCATCTTTGGCCTGTGTGCCAACTGAAGGTCCAGACTCAGAAAGCTGCCTGGAGTACTGATCGTATGTGTTTAGGAACTGGATTGCCTTCGGTAGCAGTGCGCGCTCTTCAGGCGTGAGGCTATTAGGATCCTGCTTGTACTTGAGGCGAAGCGATTGGGCTGTCGATACTGGATTCTGCTCCACCCAGATCTGGTTCCCGTACTCATCAACGGAGCTCTGCTTGCCAGTGAACGGCTCGGCCAAAATTTCCAACCGCTTTTGTAGGGCGCTCAACGCATCTTTCGCACTCATCGGCGCCCTTTCCTTTACTGGCTTCGTGCCAGGTAGTGCCGGACCGGCCTCGTAGCCACCGCCCTTTTTCCTGCGGACAGGGACCAAACCGACACCTGGTACGCTGTGTAGCTTCCCGAATCTTTGCTCGTCGCGATTTTCCATCCAGTATCGGAAATACTGTTCCGGCTGGATCATGGCCCATGCCTTTTCGTAGAGATCTTCTGGACTTTCAAACTCAAAGGCGCGATCCTTCAGCGGCTTGTATATTCGGTCAATTGTCCCGTCGTCATGCTCGACCTCTTCAACTTTGTGAGGTATGAGCCGTATCTTGCCGACCTTATCGTCCACCTCTGCCCTATATTCGTAGGTGTCCGGCATGAGCCTTCCCATGTTTTCTGCAAGCGTATTGGGGTTCCCGTCCCACATTGTAAGGAACTGGATGGCCTCTTTGTTCTTCTTTGCAAGCTCTTGAAGCTCCAATTCCTGTTGGATGCGTTTCTTTTGGAGGTCTGCTTGTTCCTTCTGTAGCTTCCTGTTTTCGCGGGAAGCCTTGATGTTCTCTGCCGTCGTGTAAAGGTCAACACCGCGGTTCAAACCGCTGCTAGCTCCTTCCCAAAATCCTTCCAGGACTCCCATCTCTAATCTCCTTATGGCTTAGCTAGCCACCAAGCACCCATTTCATACCAGCAATCCCAAGTCCTGTCCCGGCAAGATCCCCGAGAAATGTCCCGAATCCGCCTCCGCTGGTACTTGTCTTTGTCGTTTGCGATAGAGGTCTGCTAGCCAACTGCCCCAAGACACTGGATGCGTTGCCATATAGCGCCGTGGAGGTTCTTGTAGGATCAGAAACGCTGTATCCACCCATTGTTCCAGCGACCGGGAGTCCAAGCCTTGCGTTGAGAGCTTGTCCAAGACGGTTGAATGTGAGGTTCTCGGACCTGTCTCTTTCCAGCATCCTAGCTTGCGTGCGAGCCGAGCCAATGGCCTTGGCTCGCTGCAAAGAGGTGTCCTTTAATGCCGAGATGAGCGCACCAGAATTTGGATCAACGCCCATCCTAGCCAGCTCACGCTTGAGGGCTTGCGTCGAGGCATCGAATCCCTGTGCGATATCGGCTTGTGCCGCCCCCATTACCTCTTGGTATCTCGGCTGCACCCCTTGGATCGCCATGTCGTAAAATTTCTCTACGGCCGGTCTGGCCCGCTCGATGTCTCGAAGGCGCTCCTGGGTAGTAGCTGCCGAATAAGCGACTTGGCCAGGCAACAGTGACCTGTTCGCGGCCATAAGCTCCTGCTCGTATGGCTGGAACACGCGCTTGTAATACTCCCATTGCTCCTCGGCCATTGCCTGCTGTCTCTCTGCGACCGCCGCTGCCTTCTGGCTGGCTACCGGATCGTAGTTGTAGGTGGTCGTGCTGGTAGAATTCCCACCACCCATCGCTATTCCTCCTCGTGTACTTGTGGGTTTAGCCTGTAGGTAATGAGAGCGTCCATGCAGCGACACTCCCTTGCATTATATAGATATTGCGGGATTACCCCAACCTCTTTGAATCCCAATAACTTTGCAAACCTGCACGCCAAGCGATTCTCTACAGGGGTTTCGCCAACCAATACGCGGAAGACAGGTTCCCCTGCGGAATCCATCAGCGAATCAATGAAATCGAGTACCAGTAGACCGGCACCAAGGCTTAGGCGCCCCCACGCCCACTTCAAAACGCAATGATGGATCTTTGCTCTCGGCTCGAAACCAACATCCGTTAGCCATGAAACACCAAGGAATAAGCCTTCGTGAAAGCAGAAGAAAACCCTTGATGGGTTTTCTTTGACGAACTGGAGAAAGTCTTCGCGGCACTGGACAACGCCATCAAAGAAGATTCTTCGATGTAAACCATCCTGCTCGATCCGGTCCCATACATTCAGGATGAAACTGTCCAGGATCGTCGGCATGCCATCGTTGAATACGTAAGGGACGATTGTAAAACCGTTATTTTTCTTCTTCGCCCCCTCCGGTACTCTGCTCAAGCGCTTCAATCCTCTTTTCAAGTGATGTGATTGTTTCCCGTTGCCTCTCGCAATGCTCAGATAATGCCCTCAACGCTGAAATCACCTGAGACAATCTGCGAGCCAGCATTTCCTCAAACTGCAAAGATTCGCTAGCCGTCATTGCTTTGCGTCCTCCT